CAGACTACACAGCTTATCTGTTACAAAAAGATATTACTGCCGCTACGACGCAAAACAACAAATACGCAAACGTCCATTTGGTTGCGCGTCCATTCGGTGAAGTGTTTCAGACTAAAGACAAACACGTTCTCGATAACGGCGTTTTGCATCAGACTTACACCATCCCGTTGAAGTTTACAGAAAAAACAGACATAGAAATTCGCTGCATAGGCGATTCTTCAGGTGCCAACATAGCGGTATCGGCAAGCCTTGATATTATCTACATACGAAACGGTGATTCCTTATGAGTGCAAAACGGCTAGAGGAAGGTAGCGAATACGCCGAATACGATGCGGATGGTGATGGCATAGTCACTGACGAGGAGCTACAAACAAGCAAGGAGTTGCAGGAACTTCGGCTACAGCATGAACGAGCAGATGCCCAACGTGCTATGAGTTGGTTTGCGCTATGGGGAATGCTGCTCTATCCATCGCTTGTTGTTGTCAGTGAGTTCTTCGGGATGAACCAAGCTGCATCTATCTTGGGCGATATGGCAGCAGTTTATTTTGTCAGTGTTGCAGGCATCCTAGCTGCGTTTTTTGGCGCACAAGCATGGTCAAATAGGAAATAAATTATGAGTATTGTTGCATCACTCGTTGGGCCGGTCACTGGACTACTGGACAAGTTCATAGAAGACAAGGATCAGAAGAATGTGTTGGCACATGAGATTGCCACCATGTCAGAGCGTCACGCTCAAGAGGCTCTCAAAGGCCAACTAGAAATCAACAAGATGGAAGCTGCACATAAGTCGTTATTTGTAGCTGGGTGGCGACCTGCTATCGGCTGGATCTGTGCGGTAGGGCTGTTGTACAACACTATTATCGCTAATGTTCTTGGTATCTGGATGGATGTGCCAGAGGTAGATACAACACTTCTTGTGCCCGTTATGATGGGGATGTTAGGTCTCGGAGCAATGAGAAGCTACGAGAAGGTCAATCAGGTAGCGCGGGAGAAGTAATGACTCAGCTAATAGACATGCTGAAGCTACACGAAGGTGTACGATCTAAGGTATATGTGTGTAGTGCAGGCTACGAAACGATAGGTGTGGGCAGAAATATCTCAGAGTCTGGCCTTGGGTTGTCTGATGATGAAATCGAATACTTGTTGTCGAACGACATAGCGCGAGTAAAAAGCGAGCTTGCAGACACATACTTTTGGTTCAACGGCATCAACGAAGCGCGTCAGGATGCAATGATTGACATTTGTTTTAACCTTGGTCTGACCAGATTGCGCGGCTTTGTGAAGGCACTGGAGGCTATGTCGCGTGAGCAGTTTGATGTGGCTGCTGATGAGTTCTTAGATAGCAAGTGGGCGCAGCAAGTTGGCATGAGGGCTGTTAGAGTGACTGAAATGATCCGATCTGGAGAATATCAGTAATGCCTTTGCAGAAATTTATCTTTAATCCTGGAATTAATAAAGAGGGTACTGATTATAGTGCCGAAGGCGGCTGGTTCGATGCGAACTTAGTTCGGTTTCGTCAAGGATTACCTGAAAAGATAGGAGGCTGGGTAAAATACCTCACATCGTCTTTTACGGGAACAGGTAGAAAGTTACACGGCTGGGTTACGTTAAACGGTACTAAAGCCTTGGGGATTGGTACAACATTTAAATTGTATTGGCAGGAAGGTGCGGATTATAACGATATCACCCCTATTCGAGAAACTACTGCTGCAGGAGACGTTACATTTTCTGCTTCTAACGGCTCTTCTACTATTACGATTACTGATACAAGCAACGGAGTCAATTTAAACGATTTTGTTACATTTTCTGGAGCAGCGTCGTTAGGCGGGAATATTACAGCAAATGTTTTAAATCAAGAATATCAGGTTGCTTCGGTAGTAACTACTAATTCTTATACGATAGAAGCTAAAGATACTTCTGGAGCGACCGTAACGGCGAATGCTTCTGATACTGGTAACGGCGGATCGTCTACAGTAGGTGAGTACCAGATCAATGTTGGCTTAGACGTTTTCGTATCCGGTTCTGGTTACGGTGTTGGAACATGGGGTAGTGGAGGTTGGGGTTCAGTTAGCTCGTTAACTGCTAATAATCAGTTACGACTATGGTCACTAGATAATTTTGGCGAAGATTTAATCGCTAATGTGCGGGCAGGCGGTGTTTACTACTGGGATTTTTCTACCTCTACTCAGCGAGCTAAAGCCCTTAAAGATATTTCAGGCGCAAATTTTGCTCCTACTGTCGGGTTACAGGTTTTAGTTTCTGATATTGATAGACACGTTATTGTTTTAGGTGCAGATCCAATAGAAGGCGGGAGCAGGTCTGAAGAAGTAGATCCATTACTTATTGCATTTTCAGACCAAGAAAATCCGTTTGATTGGGAGCCACGTTCTACGAATACTGCGGGTTCATTACGATGTTCAGCAGGGTCAGAGATTATTGGCGGTTTAAGAGCTAGACAAGAAACTCTTATTTGGACAGATGTTGCGCTATATAGCTTACAGTTTATTGGGCCTCCAAACACATTCGGCCTTACTCTTATTAACGAAGGAGTAAGTTTGATTGGGCCTAATGCAGCTTTAAACTCTCCTAGCGGAGTGTTTTGGATGGATAAAAAAGGATTTTATACATACAACGGGGCTGTACAACCTTTACCTTGTAGCGTCCATTCTTATGTATTTGACAATTTAAACATAAGTCAGGCGTTCCAAGTATTTGGTTTCGTAAATAAACAGTTTGATGAAGTTGGTTGGTTTTATTGCACTGGAGCTAGCACAGAACCAGATAGTTATGTTACTTATAATTATGTTGAACAATCGTGGGCTATTGGTCAACTTTCTCGTACTGCATGGTTAGATGAAGGGATTGAAGCGTTCCCCCGAGCAACAGGTAAAGATAGTTCTATATCTTATATTTATTCCCACGAATCAGGAAACGATGATGACGGTTCTCCTATGGATAACGTCTTTATTGAAAGTGCTGATTTTGATATTGGGGAAGGAGACCAGTTCCAATTTATTCGTAGATGTATACCAGACGTTAAATTTACAGGTGATTCCGGTAGTACGCAGGCGATTAACTTCGTGTTAAAGGCCCGTAATTATCCTGGAGACTCCCTTACGACGGATATAACGTCTTCCTTTACCGGAAGTACGACTAAAATAGATACCCGCGCTAGGGGCCGACAAGCAGCGGTACGATTTGAATCTGACGATAATGCTGATGAAAGTTTACGGCTTGGAGTCGGGTTTGTAATTGGAGCTACTCGTTTAGAAATACAGCCTAACGGTAGGCGGTAATGGCTAGAATCCTTACCGGAAGATTACCTGTTATTAACCAAGATTTAGTTGATAGCGCATCGTTTAATAGAGCTATGAGGGTGTTGGAACTTGGTTTAGGGTCGTTTGATCCTACAGCAACTCCTCAGTACACCAGCTCTAACAGAGACGAGTTAAGTTTTGAGGTAGGCGATATTATTTGGAATACTACAGAAGAAGTTCTTCAAGTATATTTGGGTAATTCTTGGCAAAATATATCGACGCCGAGTACTTCTGGATTGAGCGCAACAGGGAGCGTTGGTACAGTTCAGGTCGTTACTAACGGTAACATCGTAGTAGCCTTATAGTTATGGCAAAGCCTAAGAAAAAACCTAAAGTCCCTGCGAAGTATCTAGCTGGTCTTTCTACTGAAGAAAAGAAGAAGCGTAAAAAAGAGATAGCTAGGAATAAAAAGAAGGCTATGAGCGATCCTTCTGCTTACAAGTTTTCGACTGATAAGAAAAAAGGTAAGCGTAGGAAAACGATAGAGTCTAAGTATACTCGCAGGTTTAAAGAGAGGTTTGGCACAAAGTCATGAGGCTTTCCGATAAAACGAAAAAGGCACTGTCTAATAAAGCGGAAGCTGCTCGTAAAAAAGGTAAAAAAGTAACCGCTGGTCAACTTGCTCGTGTATATAAACGAGGGCTTGCTGCGTATAAAACAGGACACCGTCCTGGAACATCGCAGCATCAGTGGGCGATGGCTCGTGTGAATTCTGTGCTTACAGGCGGTAAAGCAGCTACAGTTGATAAAGATATTATGAAAGGCTCTAAAGCTAAAAAGAAACCAGCTAAGAAGAAAACTTCATGAGTAGGATATTCGACGAAGATCAAACGAGTTCATTAGTTAGTTCTATGATGAACTCTGAATCTAACGCTACTAAGTTTATGGAGCAGGGCGAAGATATTGGTCTCTCTCCTGACGTTACGATGGATATCCTCAATCGTTACGCAACTTACGGGGCGAATACGGGAATCGGGAATCTTGGTGGGGAGCGATTAGTTAATGCTCTTAACGACGAATACCGTAAACGTGTCGACGCGCCTTTACAACAAACGACAGGTAGAGCAATTACGGGTGACGCCGTTGCTCGAATAGCTGAACAAATAGCTGAACAACAACGA